CTTATTTAATATTTTTATACTCAGTTTTTAATTCAAAAGACTTCGCTATTTGAATCAAAAACTCGAGTTCAGAACCTAGAACAGAAAAAGCAACGCTACTTTATAAAATCAAGAAGCTTTGACATAACAAACGAATGTACAAACTTTAAATACACAAACACAGAAAACGATATGAAAGCAATAGATAGGCTTTCGTAAGTAGTCATTGGAACACCTCAATTGGCAATTTTGACATTTTTGCTTTTCTTATAAAGCATTGTTTGCAATAGATTTATCATTAGCCTGGTCAAAGCCTTTGATTTGCTCATTTGACAATGAAGCGAAGTAATTAAAAGGTCGATCATTGTCTTGAATTAAACGTTCACAATCAGCTTGTGAGACATCAAGTTTAGTACCTTGTTGGGTATAGGCTTGGTACTTTGAACCCGTTTTCATACATCCTGAGAATACAGGCTTTGCTGTGACAGTGTAAGAAATTTGTTGAGTGTCTACGTCAAAAGGTTTTGAAGGGTTATAACCAAGCGCACCGCTTTCTGATACGGATGCTCTGTTTTGTGTCAAATGATTGAACCATTCAACACATTCAGGCTTTTCGACATTAACACCTTTTCTACACTCTACTGATGGATCGAATGCAGCAGTAAAAGGATTGGTTGCATCAGCAGGTGAAGTATGATTTTTTTTATCTGTTTGTTCAGAAACAGAGGTATTTTCTTTACCCATCATATGACCAAAAATCTGATTATCTTTAAAAAAGACGAGGTAAATAATACCCAGAGCACAAGCTGCAATAATTAGAATAAGTTTCTTAACATATTTTGGAATCTGAATTTTACTGTTTGTGACAATCTCAGTCGATTTGTAGAATTGGAACAGTTCTTTAGGATATGAAAATTTAAAAATGTCTTCTGCACGTTCTTGTGCTGCAACAGATTCAGGTTGCATAGAATAACCACGATGTTTGTGTATTTCAGCTTGTGCACGATTCATCGGACGTTTTACATGATAGTGCTCATTAACAAGCTCTAATAAATGCAAATGAAGAAATTTAGGGCTTTGGGTAATAAAAATGAAGTCATAACCCAAATGTCGATGATCTTCGAGTTGTGTAATCAAAGGATTAGATGAAAGTTTTTCTTTTGATTTATATGCAAAATATGGCAATTTCTGAGTTTCATCATAGACAACTAATGCGCCGAAAATTCCGCTAGATTCATCACCTTGTTCTGTCAATGTCCAGTCTAATTCGCCACGTTCATTAACTGGTATTGGCATAACACCGTCAATATCAATCCCATTGATATTTGAATAAATTGGACGACCTGTCTTTTTAGCCTCAAGTATCAAGGATACTGCGTACAACGTTTTGCCGTTACCTGGTTGTCCAGTAATTAATTTCGTTGGCATTATGTTCTCCGAGCAAAAGAAAGTTTTGACGCCTCTAGACTTCCACGAGTCAGTATTGCGCCGAAAGTGATTGATAAAGCGGTGTCTAGACCAAACATGCCCAGTAAACCGATCATTGGCATAGTTGAAGCTTGGGAAATTGCGTTGTTGATGTATTCAGTCAATAAAATATATGCAGATGCGCCTGAAACTACACCGATACCCATTGAAGTGATAAGCGATCTAACAGAGTTGTTGGCAAATACATCGAGTACGTTATATAGAATCTTCCACATTAACTTTTCCTCCCTGAAATGATGAATACAGAACCAATTGAAGCAAGAGCTACGACAGAGGCTTTTACAACCCAAGCCCACTCACAAATAAAGTCATAACGAATAATGTGAATGTCCTTAGTTTGACCAAGGTATGAAATAGTTGTGGTAACTGGTTCAGGACATTGTGAATTCCAATTTATATTCACTGGAACTGGAGTAATAGGCGTATCGGGAAGGTTGATATCATCTTGAGATTTTTCGGGGATGCCATCTTCTTTAATCAATTCATCTGCAATTGTTTTTGTATTTGTTGCCGCTTCTTTTGTATTGGTTTCAACTTTTTGACCAACACCTAAGAGATCTTTAACCCATAAATCAACTTTGGAGGGAAAATTAATAACAACGTTGGCAGCTTCACAACCAGTGGGAAACCATTCGCAAGCCTTTGGAAACTCTAGAGACATATCAAATCCTTGTGATGTATCAGCAGGATTTTTTGGCTTTGCCTCACCAGTGGCTTCTTCAGCTGTTTCAGCCCTAGCATTTGTGTCTAACTGTTGCTGTACATCAGTTTGTGTAGCAGGATCATTCGCTAGTAAGTCATTTGCGACATCGTTTACGTATATGCCTGCTTTTTCATCACCGCTTTCAGCGTCTGAAATTACTTGTTCTGCAACTGTCTCATAAGAGATTGATTTTTGCTCTGGTTCTTCTTCAACAACAGTGCTAACACGTTTTCCGTTAATTAACATTTGTTTAGTTTGACCATTGCTTTGAAGTACACAGTTAAAATCATATTTAACCCAATCATCTTGTGTACGAGTGCGACCAGTTTGTTCGACAGTACCGCCACCCCACCAATACTGACAATAATTTTCAGCTTCAGTTTTAGGGTCAGACAAAGCAGTAGTAACGTTATTACATTGACCTGAATTTAAAGAAGTGTAATAACACCACTGACCATCACTAGACTCAGGATAAGTTGGTTCTTCATAGTAAATGACACGATTGTTGGCTGGATCCATGACGTAATCAACTGCACCGAGCAACTCTTTAATTGCGAGATCAACTGCTAGAACTGCACCAGTTCTAACGATCATTTTTGCAACTTGGGCAGCAGTAGGCGCAATAACAGCAGTACTAGTTTTGACTACGTTTGAACCGTTAATAACAACATTTTTCGTTGCATTTACTAGTGTTGATGCACCCTGTCTAACTGTGTTTACTATATCCCAGCCACCTAAGGCTGAATTGGCGAATACAAGTGAAGGAGTAAATGCCAAATAAAATGAGAATAAAAAAACTAATAATCTATTCATGTATTCACCCAAAAAGAATTTTTAAGCCCTGATAAAAGATGAAAACAAAAAACCAGTTAATAATGCTTGGTTCATCCATTTTGAATTACCCCAATGAATAAAGGCGCTGCTCTTTCCGCGCTCAACAAGTTCGCGCAGAATAGCAACGCCTTTATTTTTTTGATTAACGTACAGCGCCACGTCCTTTGCGCAATACTGAAATAGTTGCAGCTAGACCAATGAAAGCGAGTCCACAAGTAATTGCGAAACCTTCACCTGCACCAATATTCGCTAAAATACCAGTGGTATCAAACTCAATTGGAGCAGCATTGGCAGCAGCTACAGATAAAGCAGCAGAAGCTACAGCGGTTTTTTTTAAGAAACCATTTTTTTTAGGTTTTTGATTTTCGTTCATAAGAACTTCTCCATTTATTTAACAACACGTCTGGATTTTTTCATGATCCAGCACAACGAAAAGTAGGAAGCAATGGCAGTACATATGGCTACCGATTGATCCCCTGTGATAGCGAAATCTTGCCAGTTAAAAGATGAAACCCACTGTAAACACTGGTTTGTCGTTTTATCTATTAATTCGCACTGATACGCCATTTTTTAAAATCCCTTAGCCGTAACATTTAGACAAATGAGACGACAGATATTGGTAATGAAACAATGAATAACATTTAGGGCATTCCGCTTGATTATCCCCCATTACTGCTGTTATATTCATACTTAAAATTACCTAAGTTATTGTATACATTATACGAAGTAATGTAATTCAAGCCTTTGATATACAAAGGCTTTTTTTTATTTAAGCCACTGCTTTCGGTGGCGTTGGTAGCTTCACGTCTACAACTACGTACTTCATCGCTTTACCAGTAGTCACCATGTCAAACGTAATATCAGCAGTAATTGGAAAGTCAGATTGTTTAAACTGACGTAACAAAGCCATGTTGCTAGAGTCTTGCCAGTTAAACGTCTCACAGCCGTTACCAATAGCCATGCCAGTACTTAAATCCATTGGAATCTCACAGTACAAAGCAACATGATCATAGTGACGACCCGATTTATCATCAGGTTTGAAATCAACAGCTTTAGCGCCTAAGATTTTTACAGTTGATGTATGCATTACATTCTCCGAGCAGTTATAAGCACATGATCGAGTCGCTTGGGAAATGCAAGCGGATCAGAGCAACAAATTAAATTAATGAGTTCTTCAGGTTCGAATACGTCTTTAAAGACGTTGATGTATTTCCCGTATTGATGCTTGATATTCTCAATAGCATTTTGGAAATTGATTTGAGCCGTTTTCGTAATAGTTTCAATACGTTCAGGCTGTATATGTTCTGCTAGATCACGGAAACATGGATAAGCAGCGATAAAATATTCAGATGGTGCAAGTAGCATATCGAACGGCAATATGCGATCTATTGACTTAAATTCGACCTCAGCACGTTGCCAGTTGTCGTTAGGATCACCCTCAGCACGACCTTTTTCATACAATCTCAGATACTTACCCGAATCACGGCTACCGATACATAAAGTACGTCCTTTGCCATTAGGTCGACGCCAATTGCCTTTATGCTCGATATTTGGTGCACGATTACCAAGCTGAAACCCACCTAGCCCGTCTTGCATGTTGCCCCAATCTACACTGATGTTTTTACCTTCAAAGTCATCATGTGCAATGTCTACACGGGTTAATTTCGCTCGTTTAGCTTGAGTAACTAAGAAGTGATAAAGTCTTAATTCCCAACCACTTTTAGCGAAGTTACAGCCACGACCGTTGATCATGATCAGGATGGTATTGCGTTGACCGCCAATGCAGACAAAACCAAAGTCTTCACCTAATACATAGCTTTGGTTATAGAAATTCAAACCACTGTTACGGCAATGTGTCGTGTTAAATCCAAATATGTGCTCTAAGATTGGATCAAGTATGTCAACCGCAGCCGTACAACGACTTGATTCAAGAATGTATTCATCCTCTTGCCATAACGTATCACTAAGAGACTCTAAGCCGATTGTGAAATTTACCCAGTCAATGACAGAAATTTCATTGTCGGCAGGCATTCTGTATTCAATATGCTTCACGCCATCATTGGTCATGATCATGTGAGTATGAGGAATGGTATATAGCGTATTGTGTTGGTACGGGAGATCGGCGTCTTGTGGACGAGTATCGAATTTCTTTACCCCCATCTTATTAATGGGGGTTCCAACTGCCTTATTTTTCATTCCCCCCGATAAAACAGTGGGGATTGGTTGTTTTTTATACTTATCCATTAGCAAATCCCCATAGCTCTAAAATTATCGTTTTCGGCTTTGATAGCGTCACAGTAAGCAGCAACCTTTGGGTTCTTATAGCCCCACTGGTGCATAGTTGACTCGATATAAAAAAGAACAAACTCAGTCTCGAAAGCTGGATTGCCCCCTACTATCAATTCGACACCACGATCATGAATAATCTTGGCTACCATCTCGAAAGCTTGCTCTTTTTCCATTTTATAAATCACAAATTTATAAATCATTAATTGCGGATAAAACCACAAATCACATATAAACACAAGCACTAATCACAAATTCATTTAGAATTAAGTGATTTTAAAAGGAATATGTAATGGCTAAGACATTTCGATTTACAGACGAAGAAGAACAAGCACTAAATGAAGTTGCTTTGAAAATTAATAGAGACCTAGTGAAAGCTGGGAAAAAGCCACTACGTGACACAGAAATATTTCACGAAATAATTAAGCAGACTTTGCTTGATGGATTTATAGAAGTGACAAGAGATGGAAACGTTAAAATAGAAACAAAAAACTAAAAGTGGTGATCAAAATATAAACAAGCCCCCTTGCCCATCAACTTCGCATAATGAAGATTGATGTTAAATAAAGCTGATTTGCATGTGAGAAATATCATTGCAAATCAGCTATGTAACATAATCTTCGTACACATTATACGAAATAATGTAATTCAAGCCTTTGATATACAAAGGCTTTTCTATTAATTTTTTGCTGACTCAGTTGCAGGCAAAGCTAAATCATGAAGAATTAAAGTTGATTGACTACCATTTGAAACCATTTCAAATGTTCCTTTTAAAGTGATTGGAAACTTCAAATGTTTAATACGGTCAAAGTTAAAAGATGTTCCCCAAGTAATAGATTCACCAACTTGACCAACAAAGTTTTCACCAGTCTTTAAATCAGCCTGATAGAACAATTTAGTCGAATCGAATTTACGACCATCAAATTCACCTTTAGATTGCTTTGCACCCAAGATCGTGATGTCAGATACGAACTTCATTAATAAATTCCTTATATGCAGATTGATTCACTAATGGAACGCCAACAAATAAAGGCAATTCATCCATATGTGATTCAATTGGTTTATTGATACGAATAGACTGCATAACAGCAGCATGTGAGAACTTTAGACGTTTAGGAACAACGTCCTTAGATGATGAAAGCAGATTGATCAATTCATTAGGTTCGATAATCTTGGCAAATTGACGAATATATTTACCAAACTGGTTTTTAGTGACTTCAATTGCCTTATCCCAATTCATTTCAGTTTGTTTTTTAACAGTTTTTATGCGTTCAGGAGTTGCGAACTCTTCTCTAATTTCATTCGCTAACCACTCGAAACATGGATATGCGCCTACAAAGTACTTAGATGGATATAGCAAGACATCAAAAGGCAAATCACGATCAGAGGATTTAAACTCAACCTCAGCACGTGTCCAACGACTTAAAATATCGCCTTCTTTTTTACCTTTCTCATAAATACGAAGATATTTACCCGATTCACGTGTACCGATAACAAGCGTTCTTCCCTTGCCATTTGGTCGCTTCCAGTTACCTTTATGTTCGACATTCGGTTCTTTACCACCACACCAAAAGCCGTCTATTGCATCCCAATGGTCAGCAATATCAACATTTAAATGAGCACCCTCAAAATCATCATGTGCAAGGTCAATACGATTAAGCTTGGGACGAGCACATACTCGAGTTAAGAATTTATAAAGTTGCGATTCCCAACCTTTACGAGCCACAGCACAGCCTGAACCATTAATCTGTATAGATATTTTTTTATTAGCATGACCGTATAAAACCATGCCTAGACCATCTTGTAACTCATAGCCATAAGCATGGAAATGCATTCCACGATCACGTTTAACACCAAGACCAAAACCGAAAATCTCAAATAATAACTGATCTAAATATGTTTCAATCCAATCAGTTAAAGCAGCTTCAATATGTTCAGGATCAAGATTTAGAAATTTATGCTCTCCAGTCTCAACACCAAATGAAAATGTTACCCAGTCAACTGCTGCAACTGCATCAATATCACAAGGAACAGAAAATAATACTGGTTTGACACCATCATCCGTAGAAACAAG